CAGAGCATACAGAATTACCCCAAAGACCAGAATGTAACCTATTACGTATAACATTAATGACTCCAACTTTTTCCTCCAATGTTCTTGTATTAACTTCGTGATACACAGCAGTAGCATAACACGCTATATCTAGTTCTAAATGGTGTATATCCATTATAGTCCTTTCATGATTTTCTTGTGTCTAGTAATCTCATAGAAGCGTATAATTCTATTACAAATCTAAAAGAAAGGAGAAAAGCTATGTGGACAACTCCAGCAGCTACTGAAATGCGTTTTGGCTTTGAAGTCACAATGTATGTAATGAACAAGTAATTTGTTTTATGTGTATGAGGATGCTCCTAGAAAGGAACGTCCTCATCTGCACCTTCTACAGCAGGTTTACTTCTTGCTTCACTCTTAACTTCTACTATTGCTACAGAACCACTAATGAACTTACCATTAGCTCCTTCTCTTACCCAACCTGATAATGTAAATTCAATACCGTCCACGTTGAGCTTTCCACGGTAGTCTGGTCGGCGTGGATTATCGCCTTTATCGTTCTTGTTTAACGTAAACGTATTCGTGTTGTCATACTGTGCCATATACTACTCCTTTAGTTTAATAATTGTTTGTTCTACTTCTTCTAGAAACTTTTCTACTTCAACTTCTAATTCTGATATATAAGACTGATCTCTGTCAACTCTAGATATAAATAGCTGAAGCTCTGGAGGAAAGTTTGGGTTATAGCTTACGAAATCTACCCAACTAGCACCAGTACAGGCTAACTGCCATTGCATTTGAGGTATATATTTACTAGGAACAGACTTACTCATCAAAGTGTTTGTGTGCGTAGTTTCAATGGGACACTTAATTTCAATGAGCCCTGCATACTTACCTTCAATTTGTGCATGAACAGCACCATCTGGACTAGCACCACTCATAGACAATACGGGGTGTTCAAAGAAACCTACTTCTGAAACAGATATATTTCTTTCTATTTCATATAGTTTTCTAGCAGCATCTTCTCTTTCAATTCCGTCTAACATAGCTTGATTAACATAGCTGTCACCTTTCTTACCTGTCAATCGTTCTGATACTAATTGAACAAGGTAGTTTTGACGTGATGTAGATACACCTGTTTTAGTCTTAGCTATTACGTCACTAATACGACTAGCTGTTACTTTTCCCAATCTCTGCTGAAACCACTCCTCTGTGCGTTGCTCAATCATAGAAAGTCCTTACTAGATACAGCTTTTAATGTTGGCTGTTCTGACTCTGGAATATCCTCACCACTATAGATATACAAACCAATGCCATGTAATGCAATAGCTTTAGCCAAACAACGTTGCATAGCTGTATTGACTGCCATAGCGTCAGGATTAGGAATCGCTTGATTTCTAAAGTTAAGCACAGGTAATTGTGCAGTCATAGACTTATTAAAAGCATTTACTGTGCAGAATACCATAAGCGTTTCACCAAATTGTTTAGGTTCACCATAAGACCATGTTGCAGTTGGGTCTTGCTGTAGAAGGGTATCCACAGCCCAAGCCCATGATAAGTATGATAGACCATTCTTTTTCTCAATATGATCTGATACATTAATCTTACGTAGTTCGTTATAGTTCATTTTTGCTCTCTCCTCTTGTTGATGTAATTGTGACATCACTTGGTCGTAGTGTTGTTGTTGACTCATTCTGTTTTCTCTCCTGTTCGTCATATTTATCGTTTAATTCTTTTAAATCTTTATATACTTCTTCTAGTATTGAAGATATATGTTTTAAATCATTCGCCATATTATATACCCCCAAAACACAAAAAGAAACAACCATATCAATTTATTCATATTGCACCTGCTAATTTACCCATAATATGTAAGCATAACCATATATAAGCATAAAAAGATATTACTGTCACTATCATTGTTTTAATATTCATCTTTCTCTCCTAAAGTTGACTACAATAGCTATATTAATGATTAAAATATGACTGTCAAGCTTTTTAGTAAAAAAATAGCAAAAAACTAGTAAAAAAGTAGTTTACAGACGATTTTTTCTATGATAGTGTTCTTTTCTATGGAAATCTTACGTTTTATTATTTTAGACGAATTTGATGGAAAACCATTGAGAGCCTTTAGTAACAAGGCTTCTGCTCTATGGTTTCTTGAGAATAGACCTAATTGTAAGCTCCATGTGTTAAAAAAAGTCAAAGATGTCATAAATTTTGAACAATATGAAGAATGTCTATTTTAAGGAGAAATATGTATAAAATTAAGAACTGGGAAAAGTTTAATCTCTATAGAGCTAAAAACCCACGTTATCAAAAAAAGATGACTTGGTTCAAGTTTTATGGTACAGATTACATAAATAATATAGAAATTCACAAGCTATCTTTTGAACAAAAAGCTGTTTTAGTAGAATTATGGTGTTTAGGTTCTGAAAATGATGGAATGTTACCTGATCATTTTGAGATAGCTTTTAGACTTCATTATCCTATTGAATTTATTGATAAAATTTTAAAAGAACTATTTACTAGAGGTTGGCTAGAAGAAAACTCGCAGCCTGTTAGTATAGAGAAGAGAAGAGAAAGAGAAAGAGAAAGAGAAGAGAAGATATATGTCGTTAAAACGACTGATAGATTTTCTGAGTTTTGGGACTTATACCCTTCTACAAGAAAAGTCAATAAAAAAACTTGTTTAGAAAGATGGGCAAATAAAAATCTTGACGCAATAGCAGATGAAGTTATAAGCTATGTTAAGAAAATGAAAGATACTAAATCATGGAAAGATGGATTCTCACCAGCTCCATTAACGCTGCTTAATCAAGAACGTTGGAATGATGGTGATGTTCCACAAATGCGTAAAGTTTGGGAAGGTGGAATATGAATCTTGGCGAAGTCATTGATAAGCTCACAGTCAGTCAAGAAACAATTAAAGAGTTTTACAATGGTGGATATGCTCATGCTGAATTCAAGGTAAAGTCAACTGACTTATTTACAGATGACGTTATAAAATACTTTAATGAAGAAATTAACTCAGGAAAATCTTTAGGTTGGGTAAAGACAGAAGATGGGTTTCGTGTTAGAAATTCTGAATTAACCATACTTACAGGTGTATCAGGACATGGCAAATCCATGTGGCTTTCACAAGTTATATTAGCTTTGATGCGACAAGATACAAAATGCCTGATTGCTTCTTTAGAGATGAGACCTGTATTAACACTTGGTCGCATGATAAATCAGACTTTAGGTTCATCAGAACCCACAGATGATTACATACGCAAATTTTGTGAACGTGCAAAAGATAAACTGTATATTTACGATCAGTTAGGAACCACAACATCTGACGATATGATAGCCACGTTATATTATGGTAAACACGTTTTAGGTTGTGATGTATTTGTGATTGACAGTCTTATGAAGATGGCAGATATTTCAGAAGAGTCTTTAGAAGCTCAAAAGTTATTTGTTGATAAATTGGCAGTAACAGTAAGAGACCTAAACATTGCAGTTTTTTTGGTTGCACATACAAGAAAAATGAAATCAGAAGATGAAATACCTGATGCTACAAACATCATGGGTTCTAGCCATATTCGGAACCTATGCGATAATATTTTGTGCGTGTGGCGCAATAGGGAACGTGAGAGGTTAGAAGAAGCAGGTAAAACTCCAGAAGATGAACTTAAAATTATTCCTCATGCAAAAGTATTCGTGCAAAAGAATCGTAACGGACAATGGGAAGGCTCATTCAACTTTTGGTTCAGTAAAAAAACTTTATGCTATAGAGAATCGCCATGACAATAAATGATTTTATAAAAGAATGTAAAAAGCTGTTTGGAGATGATATACAATATAAAGCTGTATCTAAAGATGGACAAGTATTTAAAACGAAAGGATGGAGAGATGATGTTAAAGTGGAATTTGACAAAAGACAATTTAGAGAATTTAATTCACAAATTAAAAGAACTAGATTTTAGTAAACGTTGGAGAGTTACAGTTACAGACGCAAAACTTAATCGCAGCTTAGAACAAAATGAACGTCTATGGGAATTATATACAAGCATAGGAAATCATTTAGGTCTTGACAAACAACAAGTTCATGAATTAATGTCTTATCGTCTGTTGCGTTATCAAACAGTTATTGGAGGTTTTCCAGTAGAGCTTATTAAATCTACAACAAAACTAACAACAAGTGAAATGACAGACTATCAACATCAAATTGAAGTATGGGCCCAGACTATGGGTTGGGGTTGGGATTATTAACTTAGGAGAGAGCTATGAATGATTTATTTGAAGTGCAAGAAAAAACAACAGTAATTACTAAAAAGACAAAGTTTGACAAAACAGAACGCAATAATTATATATGCAAGATGTATGACATTAGTTTTGATGAAATTGTTGATGAGTTTATGGTTAACTTTGAAACAGACTTTGATTGGAATATTGGATTGATTGTAGGTCAAAGTGGAACAGGTAAAACTACAATAGCAAAAGAAAAGTTTAAAGATTTTTATTTATTTAAAGAACATAAATGGGACGAAACAAAATCAATTGTAGATAACTTTGATGCAAGTATATCAAATGAAAAGATCATTGAGTCACTTACAAAAGTAGGTTTCTCAAGCCCATTAAATTGGTTAAAACCATATCATTTATTATCTAATGGTCAAAAGATGCGAGTAGATTTAGCACGTTTACTTTTAGAGAAAAATGAAACAGTTATCTTTGACGAGTTTACTAGCGTTGTTGATAGAGATGTAGCTAAAGTAACTTCATTAGCTGTCAGTAACTTTATCAGAAAGAATAACTATAAGTTTATTGCTGTATCATGTCATAGTGATATTATTGAATGGTTACAACCTGATTGGATATTTGATACTAATGCTAAAAACTTTACCAGGGGGTTACTTTGGCAACGACCTGAACTTACATTCCAGCTCAGAACAGCGTCAGTTGACGAATGGAAATCATTTGCTAACTATCACTATTTAACACATGATATACTACGTGGCAGTCATTGTTATGCTTTAGACTATAAAGGATTTCCTATAGCGTTTGCAGCAATTACTCACTTTCCACACCCTAAATGTTGTAACTTTAAAAAGATACACAGAATGGTAGTGTTACCAGACTTTCAAGGTATTGGAATAGGAAAGAAGTTTTTAAATGCTGTATCTGAGATATACTATAAGCAAGACTTTAGAGTATTATTAACAACTGGTGCATTAAGTTTTATTCATAGTTTACAAAGAGAAAAAGATTGGAAGCTAACAAGAAAGCTAGGTAAAGTTGGTGAAAGTAAAGGCGTTCTTAAAGGTTCAACATCTAAAAACAGAGAGACAGCTAGTTTTGAATACAAAGATTGTCCATCAAGAACTATGAATCAACCTGTTGTAGAAATAAATAACATTCCTAATCACGATTTATTTTAACTATGAATTACAGAAACGCTAAATTACTTAAACTAGCAGATGGTGCACCATGTATGATGTGTTCTATGCAAGACGGGACAGTTGTCGCTGCACACTCTAATCAACTAAGAGACGGCAAAGGCACAGGAATTAAATCTCATGATTATCGTATAGCATTTCTATGTCATCAATGCCATCACATGATAGATAATGACAAAAGTTTAGATAAACATGATAGAATAGCTGCATGGGAAGAAGCTCACCGTAAAACTATAGGTTGGCTATTTACTAATAATTATTTGGAGGTAAAGTAATGGGTAAAGGAAGCGCACCTAGACCATTTACAGATAGAGAAGTATTCGAAAGTAACTGGGATAAAATATTTAAAAAAACAAAACCTAGTGATGATGTATCACCACATACACTTGAATATGAATACGAACTAAATAAATCTACAGGTGAAGTTCAAAAGTCGTATTCTCGTATAGATGTAATATCTCAAAACGGTAACGAAGGCTTACATTATCCTGAGTCTTTAGAGCAAGGAACATCTAAACCTAACGAAAGTCAATTTAATGGCGAGTAAATCACCTACACAATTATCATTAGCTAAATTACGAGAAGAAGGGTATACTGTAGCTGTAGTAGAACATTGGAACGCATTTGCTAGAATAAGACAAGACTTATTTGGTTTTATAGATTTACTAGCATTAAAAGGCAAAGAAGTATTAGCAGTACAAACAACGTCAGCAAGTAACATGAGTGCTAGATGTAAAAAAATAGCAGATCACGAAAACGTAAGTGCAGTTCGTGAAGCAGGTTGGACTATACATGTGCATGGTTGGCACCAGAATGATAAAAGGAAATGGATTTGCAAAGTGAAAGACATCTCGTGAAAGAAAAGATATTATCTTATCTTACAGAACCACGAACAATAAACGACATTAAAGAATATATACAATCTAATTATCCATTTACAAAAAAAATACTAATGGATATGAGAGATGAAGGAACAGTTCATGCTTACAAAAATAGTCAAACTAGACTTATGAATTATTACATTCCTGAGCCACATCCGTTACAAACAATATTTAAACATGAAGCTAACTTTACAAACGAACAAATAAAAAGCGTAACAAGTCATAACGCAGATACAGCAAAACATAACTTGCAGCATAAGACAGCACAAGAAACTTATGGAGAAAGCGTAGCATATACGCTAACACGATATGATTAGTATGGAACGTTTATTATCTATTATGCAAGATTGGGCTTTATGGATGAAATCGGATAATCATAAACTAGGTTATCCATCTAAAAGCATAGGACTCTCTTCAGGGGGAGAGTCAACTAGCGAGGTATTTGAGGAAATGTGTTCAGCTCAAGATATGTCTAACATACGCACTATAGACGTTATTATTCATAGTCTGCCTAAAGAACAACAAGATGCTATATACGCTAGATATTTAGACGCTAAGAAGCCACTTGCATATCCTTATAAACTTGAGTTAGCATTTGATAATTTAATAACAATAGCGAGTAAAAGAATAAACGCATGATGTTGTTGAACAAAACTATGAAAGTATGATATAATAACGCTTGTGAGGGCATTGTGTTGCCCAAAGAAACGTAATTCTACAAAAGCCTGACTGCATCTCTCCGTGGTTGGGCTTTTTTCTTTTATATGAAACTATCTATATGCGAACAATGTGGTGAACCATTTGATTTCACCGAATACTCTTTATGTAACGACTGTAGATATGATCACAGATTTATTAAATTAAGGAAACATTATGAAGAAACCAACAACGAAAAAAGGCAAGATGGCGAAGATGAGCAAAGTAATGAAAGAATTTAAAGCAGGAAAACTTCATAGTGGTAAAAAAGGTCCAGTAGTAAAAAATCCTAAACAAGCTGTGGCAATTGCCTATAGCGAAGCTGGTATGTCTAAAAAGAAAGGTAAATAATTATGCCAATGGTCGGAATGAAAAAATTTGGTTACACAGAAAAAGGTAAGAAAGAAGCTAAAGA